TTAGGCAAAGTAAACTGATAAGTTTCTACCTTTTTATATTGCATTTTACAGATACCCCTTTTTCTTAAGTCTGTCGACCCACTCTTTTACATAGGAATTTCCGCCTGCAGAAATATAATGTTCGTATTCTTCCCAGAATCTTTGCTTCTCTGCATCAAGAATCATAGTACCATTCTCGACATCAGCCAGGAAACGCACAAGAAAATTCTTGCACGTCTCCATATCGATCTTATCGACTTTACTTTCAATCGAATCTATTCTGGTGTTAAGATCTTTAAACTTTCCGTCCAGAAGGCTTTCAATCCAGTGCTTGATCTGTTTTACCAAATATGTTACCCCCGATATTACTGCAACCATAAGTGCAATAGCTGTAGCGATTTGTTCAACTGTCCAGTTTTCCATTATTCTTTACCTTTCGCTGTCTGCTTTACTATAAGATTTGTGACGTACGTATGGCTGGATGTATTTCTAGCTCTGGCTCTAATTGTGATAACATCGCCGGCTTTTAGTTCGACATTTTCGTAATGAGTGTACTGGCCATTTCCAATAAATGCAGTATTAGGTTTTCCATGAATAACCCCATTAATGTATAATGCTGTACCACTTGTACCGGATGATGTACTACGCCACGCTCCAAAAGAAATAGTGTATAGGCCAGATGCTTTAACTGTCACTGTATGGTCCACACGTGAATATCCGGTTCCCGTTACGCTATCCACCCCATCATAACTATAAGTTTTTAACTCTTCGATTTTAGGAATCGTCAGCGACGCCTCAAGTTTCGGTACTGCTTGAATAGTTCCGGAAATCTGTTTCGCCGCCGACAATTTACCAAATATAGTTTTGTAAATGCGCATTACTGGCACTCTCCCTTAATGACGATTTGCGAACTAATGACTGTTTCCACTGTTCCATCACTTCTTGTCAACTCAACGTCATAGTTGTACTCTTCGTATTTAAACTGCTTAGTAGTCTCAGAAGGCACTGTAAATGTCAGTGTTTCGCCATCCAATGGGATAGGCACTGAGGTTATCAGCTCGTAATAGCGTTCTCCAAGATAGCCTTTAGATATTGCAAAGCGAAGAGAATCACCTTCTTCCGGAAAATATGGATTTCCGTCAGCGTCCTTAAGATCGAGAGTTAAGACCAGAGTATCGCCTTTAGTCAGTGTGATTTTTTGCTTCGTATTAACATCAATCATTTCACCACACCTTTCATTTTGGAGATGGTGTTCGGGCCGACTATTCCGTCTGCTGCGATCTTCTGAGATAACTGGAACGCCTTAACATAACTAAGAGTTATGTCTCCAAACATCCCATCAGCCTTGCATACTGTTTTACCGTTAAACCAATTCAGGAACTGCTGGAGCTGCTTTACTCGATATGACACCTCACCGTGCTTAATAAGCAGTGACGAAATATCAACCGAGCTATTATAACGGTGAACTCTTGGGAAATTCTTATAGTTTTTGTCCGTAAGAGTCTGTATGTTTATAGAGGTATTCCAGCTTTTGCTTCCTTTTACATTGTCATCCTCATGTCCTGCTTGAGCAATCTTGCCGCCACCAATATAAAGTGCGACGTGCGTATTCCTGCAGAGAACATCGCCAGGCTTAAGAGCCGACTTATCCGGATGACCGAGATTTGTGAATTTCTTTGAAGCGTCATAGCCATGTCCTTTATTAAAGTCCCAAGTCTTACGCCTCTTGCAGAGATTTATTGCTGTAGGGTCACATCCACCATGAGCCCATGCCGCTCCTACAAATGGGTTGCAGCAATATGAGAACTTGTAATCAACAATTCCACTATTTTTCTTTAGCGCATCCTGTGTTTTACAGAAATAGCAGCCATTATGGTGAGCACCATCGCCGTGTCCGTAATGGAATCTGTCATCTCCTGCGATCCACTTAGTCCACTGTATAGCATCCGCTATAACCTCAGCGTTTGTCTTTTTAAGAGCAAGCGATGGGAACTCTCCTGTGTATCCCTTTTTTTCTGGAGTTGGTTCTGGCTTAGAATCTTTTTCCATAGCAGCAAGAGTCTTTGCTCCAACAAAACCATCAGCTGCCAGATCATGAGCTGACTGATACTTTTTAACAGCTGCAAGAGTCTTTTCGCCAAATATACCGTCAGCAGTCACTCCTACAATAGTCTGCACCTTCTTGACAGCATCTCCTTTGGCTCCTACCGAAATATAACTTCTTGTACCTGTGTAACGGAACGCGAGCTTTACACCGGATTTAAAGTATTTAGCTGATGTGACCTGATTGGCCTTCGATCCGCCGCTTGTACAGTGGACAATTTTATTGTTTCCGATGTATGTCACTACATGCTGAAATTTAGCGCCACTGTAAAGAAAACAAATATCACCGGGCTCAAGCATCGAAGTTGGGATATGCTTACCATCGTTATAGATAATCTTAATGTCTTTAATACCGACACGCTTCTGTGCAGTTTTAAGCATGTCTGTAACTGACATTTTAAGCATCTTTGTTGCAGTGCCGTCGTCAATTACATGGCAATTGCATGTTGAAGCAATTCCACCGCCGTGATGCCATGTCGCAAACCCGAATCCAATACAGTTCCACCCGAAATTATTACCAGGTTTTCTTCCTTTACATATAGGACATGTGTGAGTAGACGACTCACTTGCTTTCCATCTTACATAGCTATACCTATCGTCCGAAGCAATCTTCAGACCCCATTGGCAAATATCATGCCTAATAGCAAAGACAGAGGCCGCTCTGACCTCTGTCATAGTTGGGACGTTACTCATAATTTACCTCCCTTTTATTACTTTGTCTTCCAGTAAGGAATATACAGCCAATTCATATCGACATTTCCCTTAATGCCATTAACCTTTCCACTGGATGAATACTGCCACATTCCAACGCTGGATGCCGGCTTATAATTCATTGTGCTGTTATACTGAGCAAGCCACATGGCAAAGGATAAGTTTGCTGTCTGCCTAAGATGGTTATTCCACCAGCTCAGATTGGCATAAACACCGCCTTTACCACCAAGAGCCTTTATTTTCTTTAAATATGCCTGTGCTACAGTATTCGCATACTTTGCTTTATTCGCCACCTCAAGATCGATATAAAGAGGAAGATCTGGGTCATATTTCTTTGCGGCATTATACAATTTAATTGCTTCATCTTCTGCTTCTTCTTTATTCTTTGCTCTTGAGAAAATATAAGCTCCAATGTGAAGTCCGTTAGCCTTAGCCTCTCGCATGTTTCTATCAAAGTTTTTGTCGAGATAACTACCATCGGCATATCGGATAATAGCTCCAACGACGCCATCGGCTTTAACTTTAGCCCAGTCAATCGTGCCTTGCCACTCAGAAACGTCAATAACTTTGTATTTCGATGAAGTATCATCTACTTTACTTTTGCCGGGGATACACCGCCTTGTCGTTTTTATTCAAATATAACTGAAGAGCTTTCATTGTGTCTTTTCCAAGCACACCATCGACCTTAACACCAAGTTTCTTCTGCAGAGCCTCTACAGAAGCTTTTCCCAAAATTCCATCCGTGGAAATTTCGAGATATGTTTGTAGGGCTTTTACTGTAGCAGAGCCTTTCGGATTGTCAGAAAATGATACGGACTTAAGAGCCGGGTAATATCTTTTAAGATTCTTACTCTGTGAAGATATAATTCCATCAGCGGTGACGCCAAGGAAGTTCTGCAGAGCTTTAACGGTAGCGGTTCCACCGACGCCGTCCACTACAAGCTTGCCATCTTTAGTCACAGCAGTTTTGGATGTCGTCTGGACTCCGATTCTCTCGACAATCCACAGCTGGCCAACGCAGCCCTTCATAGAGGATTCATATGATCTCCAGCCATCATGTTTTCTTGCTCCCGAATCCTTGATATAGAACCAATGCTTTCCATTCTCATACTTATAGTCAAGGAAGGCTACATAATGACCGGAAGTAGTCCAAACAGTTCCATCTGGAGTCTTATACCATTTCTTATAGCGCTTAGAATATCCGCCGTATAAAAGAAGAACGCCCATGCGATTGCCCTTATTGAGCTCCGCAAAGGCATCTTTCATAGGCATCGATTCAGTTATGTGAACAACTTTTTTGTGCCCTATATGTTTAAGCGTCTGAGTGATTCCATCCCAAGTTGTCCCTTGGCCTGCGATTGAAAACCCCTGATTAATCATCCATTTCCTAAGATTCTCAGGAGTCCAGTTCTTTTTGGATTCTTGCTCGATCGCTATATGCGTACAAGCACATACTCCGCAACCACAGCCACCGAAAGTCGAGCTCTTTGTTGGATAAGGTTTATTAGCCCAAGGCAGTTCGTACTGACGAAATGTAACACTATTCATCTTCTTCACCTGCTTTCTCATTTGGGACATCAGTAAAAAATCTATCACCAATATAATCAGTTTTGAGTTCCTTCTTATGCTGCCTCATTTCGGCTGTATGCTGAGCTGCAACTTTTGTATAATCATTGTTGAAATATGTCGTGATAACATCCACGATAAGACCGCAAAGAATAATTACACATGTAAATATAATAGCTAAAGCAGGCGCATTGAGAAGCTTACTAAGCTCTCCTATTGACACCTGCCACATACAAAATGCTGTGTAAATCGAGAATGCAACTCTCGCAATTGTCCTAAGTATTGTTTCTTTATTCATTACTTATCCTTTCTTATGCTGTTCGATGCCATCTATAATACACTTCTGATGTGTTCGACCATTTGCCTTTTGCGAACATTTCAAATGTGCAGCTTTGAGAACCTGTGGAAGTAGCTAATGCATAGACTCGAAAATTAGTATTGGATATGCCAAGTCCGGCAGCACTCATTGCAAATCCACTATCAACAGTTGATGTATATACATGCTGCGGCGAGCTTATAAATAATCCACTAGGTAACGCAAAATCGGTATAATAACCTCTAAAGTTATTCGATGTTGCATAATTGGTCATAGTTTTCGAGCCAGATCCCCAGCATTCAGCCATACCATCTGACCATTTTCTATAAGTCCATATGCCATCTGTGCCTTCGTCAACAATGTATGCGTCTTTGGATGAAGCAAGAGACCAGGTCCCTCCCCAAGCAGTATTTGGGTCAAAGTCAGCGTCTGAGGTTTTGTAGTAAGAGCCTACTGGATAGAAAATATCAGCGAGTGAAACCCCGTTAATTTTATACTGAGCTCCTGAAGCAATATCGACGTTTCCGTTCCAGTCTACTGTCAGAGCGTTCGAACGAGCGAGATGACCCGTGCCATTACCAACAATTACTGCATATGTGCCATCTCCGGTACCTGAATCCTCGACATTGTATTTTCCCAGCGCCGTTTGGCTGTTGCATTTGGCTATTGTGCCATAATTCTGAGTGTGAGAATAATCTCCAATAGCCTGTGTACCGGCACCTTCTGCGTGGGATGCCTTGCCGGTTGCTTTCGTCCATTGTGTAATGTAATGTGAGCCAAATGAAGCATTATTAGGGTCATAATACTCATATGTAGTACCTTCTGCATGAGAATGAT